GTTTGCTAAAGAAACTGTTACCCAACATATTGATTTTATTACCGCTGTTTATTAACTTAAGAAAGAAGTCAGACCTGTTCAAAGAACTTAGTATGATAAAATGACTGTTACTCAAATCAAAAATGAAGATTTTACTGGTACCTATGATCAAGTTAGAACTCAGCTTCTTAAAGATGAAAATATATCTGCAGTAAATTCTGCTTTTGGTGGTGCTGTTCAATATTACTCTGATGAACTTCCAACCAAAAATCCAAATGCTATTGTAAAGAATGGTCAAGCCAATGAGTCTTTTATTGCAGTTGACCAAATGTACAATACCATCCAAGGAAGACTCAACGCATCTATTGGTTATGAGCAAATGCTTAACAAAGTAACGAAAGATAACTGGGATCTTCTTATAGAGGGTGAGTATGATCAAGCATTGAGTGCAAATATAAATAACGGAGTTCCTCAGATAATGATCAGGGATGAAAGAAATCCTGATAGAATTACCAAGATGGATGAAGAGGATTATATTAAACTTTATGTACGAGCGGCTGAGCAGAATAACATTAAAAGCAAAGACTATTATGAAGGTCAAGGCTATAAAAATGAAGAGGGTGGTTATGATTATACATATGCCACAATGCTACCAGAATTTGCAGCAGATGCTATAGATTATGGTTTAACAAAGATTACTGGAGGTCTTTACGATGGTATTATATTTAACAAAGTTGAGGCAGCTAAAGATGCTAGAGAACAATATGCAATTCAAGAACAAGCGTTGAATAATACATTCAATGAATTTTATAATGTTCAAGCTGGTGGTGCAAGAATATTCCAACCCTTCTCTGCAGATGCTTTCTTTAGAGGTGTTGATCTACAAGACATGACTTCTTCTGAACTCTTTACATATAGAGGTTATCAAGAAACCTTTAATGTAAATACAATTGGATCTGACCAAGATGCGGCAATGATGTTAAAAAATGCTGTTACTCAATACAACATGACACAAGCACAACAGCACCACGGTCTTCTTATTCACATAGTAAGGCCATATCATTGCTTCGTCTAACTTGACTAAAATTTTTCCAGTGAGTTTTGTATCAGTTTCAAATTTATATGATTCAAATGACTTTTCTAGTCTAGACTTGCCCCAAGTTGTTAATCTTAAACCCTTTGGTTGATCATTAGAATTTCTATAGTTAGCAAAGACCCTATAGCACTTCTCTTGTAATGAGCATTCAGAGAAGTCTTTTATTGGTCGTAAAAGATTTTTATTAATGTAGTTTACAATTTGATATTGTATAGGTTCATTAGATGTCATCTTCCGTAATTATCTCACCCTGTGTGTATTTGACAACTTTAAATTCATCAGTTTGAAATATTTTATTAAGACGCTCTGCTAAGTTAAAAGCATGACCTGGATTACTAAAAGATACCTTTTTGTATTTAGGTCCTGGATAGCTCACTAATGTATTAAGTGTTCTTAGATTAATAGGTTTGCCGTTATGTAACACACTGTATATTGCATCAGCAGAAAGCACCTGCTCTGCTTTATATGTGTTCTTATTTACGACTTCTAGTAAAACTGTTGGTTTTGGTCTGCTCATGTGTATGTCTCCTAATACACATGTATTTATCATTTTTTGCAGTTAAAACATCACTTAATTATTTGTAATATATTCTTTGAATTCTTTAAAACCACCAACAACTTCGCCGTCAATTTTAATTTGTGGGAATGTTCTAGCACCAGGGAACTGCTCAAACAACTCTTCTCTAGTAAAGTCAACATCAAGTTTTTTCACAGTAAAATCCAAAGATCTTATCTCAGATTCTTTAACTGCCATGTCGCAAAATTGACAATTATCCTTGCTGTATATTTCTACTTTCATTGTGTCTCCTGTAATTTTTTATTTATAAATGGTATTAAAATTTTATCTGTAAAATTGATATGAGCCGATTGGCTTGGATGTTGGTAATCGCCGCAATGCCATTTGGAACCTAAAGCGTTTTTGCTCCATCTATCCATACCAATATTGCACATTCTATTGTCGTGATTTAATAGATTATACATCCATTCGACACCATATAAGCCTTTGATATTATTTCCATATACTTTGTCCCATACGTCTGAATAAGTACACCAATACAAATTAACCCCTCTAGAATCACAAAAATTTTGCAATGCTAACATGTTAAATGTAGACTGTTCCCAATCGTTCAATTCATTTGTGTAATTATAATAGTTTTCTATTTTAGGTATGTCTTTTACTTTCTCCGGAGTCCAGTAAACATATCCCGGGCCATCAGTTGGAAATCCGTCCACTTGTATATTCTGTTGGAAATCTCTTTTAACTTTTTCTTTTTTTAAAAGTTCGAGTTCAGCATCTCTAAAAACATCTTTGTTGATATAGTCACTGTCGTCATTTGTAAGTAGAGCTTTTCGAGAAATACCACTCCACATAACTATTGCAACAATTTTTTCTTTAGGGTGCAAAATTTGCTGTTGATCGATACTGAACATCATAGATCTGGCAATTAAATCATTGCCAAATGCATCATGGCCTGTATGCACATTGATATTGCCATCTAGATAAAAATGATCGGTTAATAGGATATTCCATGTTTTAAAAAAGGGCGGAGTGCCAGCAGAAAAACTACATCCTCCTGTTACAAAGATCATACAGAGACTCTCAATCTAGCATGAATAAGGTCCCACTTGTTTTCGAAAGTGATAACTAGAGTTTGATCTTCATACCAGTTTTCACGTGAGTAATTTATATTTTCATGAGGTATAAAATGCCAGCCCCATCTGCCCTTACATATTTTATCAAGTGCATTATGAATATCCATTGGCAACCCATAGACAGGTGTAGTCCATTGATATTTAAAAATTTTATTATAGCCGCTATCCAGATTACTCGCCACTGAAATCTCCACCGTCTACATCCATTTTATTAGATGGCTTCTCTTTCTGTTTTACTGGAATAGCAGAAGAAATGTTTAGCAAGTCAATCAAAAAATCTACATCAAGAGTTACTTGTTTAACATTTGTAGATTGTAGATTTCTTAAATATTGTGCAAACTGTGTTATATCCTTAGCCATTTACTTTTTTGCTTTGTTGAGTTTTTTCAACATAGCACGACATTCTTCTTTGGTTTTGAACGGGCCTTCGTAACCATAATTAATTAAGGTTGTGTACTTTGGACCATGTCCGTGCTTCCAGCCTTTTTCAAAATTAATGCAATACCAGCCTGCGGCGTATAATACATCACTTGACTCTGTTTTTAGATACAGAGGTATTTCTTTGTTATATCTAGGATCGTTTTCTTCAATAGGAATAGGATTGTTTATCTCAATCTTATGGCCATTGATAAAAAATTCATCTGGTACACTAGAAGGTGTATCAATTTGCTCTTCGAATAACTTAATGTTACCAAAGTGATCTCTTACTTCTAGATCATCTGTAAAGACTTGAATAGTACGACCTGTAATGTAAGTGTAATGTTCTCTTACATCTTTGTTTAAAATACCTAACTTTTTCTCACCTTGTCTTACTAACCAGGCTTCGTCTGAGATTTGTTGCAATTTAGTTTTAGTTACCATTGTGTTTCTCCTGTGTGCCGTAGTCGTCGTCTGTCGCAACCACGTTACCGTCTACTGAGTATAATTGTCTAATTGGCTGTCCGTGTATATCTTTAAACACATCAGGACAAACATCAGTTCTCATTGCTCTGTAAACATGTTTTCCGTTATCGGGAGTTGTATAAATCCAATAAGGATTCTTAGGCCAATCTCCACGCAACCTTCTTTCAGCATGATCAAGGACGTCCATTTAAGAACTCCGCATAATCATTTGCTGTTTCACTCATTTTTACAAGATTCCATTTACTACAGAATTTCATAAAATGAATGCCAACTTGACTGACCGGCTTTTTATTTACCGCTTCAGCCACTCTAGCCTTACATTCAGCCTTAATTTCGTCAGGTTGTGCTGTAAGATCTATAAGTGTTCTATTACGTTCATAATCATCTCTAACTCTATGTTCTACATCCTCGTGATCTACCCAACGTTGTAACATAAAGTTATTGTAATTATAACCTGCATTTTGTCTATCTTCGAATGCTTCAGTGATACCAGTTTTGTTTTTACTGCCTTTGAGCCTTGCACCCGGGTATGCACTAAACACGTTGTCACTAGCATCACCTCTAATACATTTTTCAAACAAAACAAACTCTGGATCAATTGCTTTCTTAGGTTCGTTAGTCTTTTTATCTATAACCCAGTCACCTGTTTTAGCATTCTTAAAGCCTTCTAGGCTTACTATTTGATCTGTACTCCCGTTGTACTGTGTAACATTTTCTGCAAGTAACTGATAAAAGTCGCTGTCTGTGCTTACAATAACATGATTATCATTTGGATGTTGCTGTATCCATGTAGCAATCAAATCATCTGCTTCTGCATTTTCCTGTCTAATAACACTGCAATTGGACTTGTTCTTAAAGAACTCTATTAGATCGTTGTATGCTTCAAAGAACAGTTCATCATCTTCTTGTTCTTTTACACTGCGTTGGTCTCTGATTACTTTACGGTTGGCTTTGTAGGGAGCGTAAAAGTCCCTTCGCCAACTGCGGCCTTCAAGACACATAACTACATGAGTGCCGCCAAAGTCTCTCCAACACTTCTTAATGCTGTTAAACATGATGTGCATGGCCATGCCCACACGCATGTCAATGTCTTTGCCGACGCCAACATGTTTAGCACGGAAGAACATGTTCAAACTGTCAACTAATATGTATGTTTTCTTACTCATGTTATTTGCCTAATATAAACAATAATGCATTTAATACTGCTAGTGCCGGAAAGATTAAAACCCATTCAACGCCTTCTAATCCTGCCATTACCAAACCTTCATCCTATCAAAGTATTTCCAAATACCATATACACTTAAACTAAACCAAAATACTTCTATAACCATACTTGCTAAGTTAAAACTGTATAATAGACTAACAGTAACTAGTATAGCAACAATCATATTGTTAAAACTATACCAGAAACCTTTAGGATCTATACGATCAAACTGCAATAGACCATAAGTAACAATAAGTAATGTTACTCCTAATAATCCAATTATGTCAGGTATACTAACCATTAATCCCTAGGTCATCATTTATAATAGCATCAAATGGAGATTCTGTCAAGTTCTTAGTTCTTGCTTCTTCAAAGTCTCTATTAAGATCGTATTTGAGGTGTTTGGAGTAGTTGGCCATGATATATGCTATTTCATCAGAAGACATTTTATCGATACCTTCTTTAACTACTTGATCGATATCTCTTACTAATTCAGCAAGTTTAGTCTTTGCTCTCGTCTCTATCGTTTTTGATGACGACATCTGCTCGCTCCTGTTGTAATCCATAATCTAAATCAGCACGTTCTTGTAGTAATACAGTTTTGCATACATCATTGAACCACTTGTTAACTACATCTTCATCGCTTTTGCCAGTATATCCATTCTCATGTAAAAACTTAACAAATTGATCGTTCCAGTCTAATTCAATAAAACCTGCTGTAGCATTTTCTGGATTAATATCCATCTTAATAACATTAACATAAGGTTCGTTTTTGATTCCTGCAACCTTTTTGTCGTAATCCGCTTGACTAATTTTTTTGTTTTTAAGATCAATATCTAGTTCTGCAATCACTTTATCTTCATCAGTTTCAGCATCAATGCCTGCTAAAACTTTTTCTAGTTCTTCGCCATCATAGTAGTATTCTGCTTCTGCTCTTGCACGAGCCTTACCTTTAAGACCCCAACTAGCAGGCATCATACTAAACGGTAATTTTGTTTTCTTCGCCATATTATGTACCCCACGCATTTCCAAACAGATTAATATGTAGTCTAGGACTAAATTTGTAACCTGTATTCATGCATATTTCTGCTACATTACGTTCTGTTAATGTTTGCTGTTCCAGTGTAGCACCTTCTGGCATTAAATATACAGAGTCTAGATGTACACCCGACTCTTTGTAACTGTCTACAAACATATCTACTTCGCTTAAACATTCGTTGTCTCTCACAACAAATTTGTTATATAAAAAACTGTTATTAACTTGATTCATTGTCCTTAAAGCATCAGGTATCAGTGCATCATCTGTGCTTTCGCCACTGATGCTTAGTTTAGGAGATGTACTCCAAGTAACATGTAAGTTAGGCTGTGTCAAGTTAAAGTACGTTACAAGTTCACTTTTAACATCTTGTGTACCATTTGTTTCAAATGTAACGTTCTTTAAACCTTTCTTTACACAAAGATCTAAAAGGCCCGGCCAAACACGTTGCCACCCTAGTAGCGGTTCACCACCTGTGATCACCAAGTGTATGTCTTCACCGTGTTGGCCGGTGAACGTACCGTTGGGAAGTAAACTGGTGATGTGATCAAACACCTCGTCAACAGATTTAGTTATCTGCAAATGTTTATACTTCATTGCCCAACTGGCACTGGAATCGCAACCTATTGGTGTAACAGGAAGTTCGTCAATAGATTTATATGCTTCTGGATGTTCTTTGTCCGCTTTAGGGTCAGTTGCATATGGCATTTCGTGTACAGGTATAAGATCACCACGTGGTTGACCAAACCCAGCACATTCAAAATTGCAACCAAATACTCTAAGGAATACACTAGGCACACCAACAAATCTGCCTTCTCCTTGTACTGAGTAAAATGCTTCGCTATATCTTAATTTCAATGTAAAGTACCCGTTTTGTTGTCATCAAATGTCATCGATGCTAGTACCTCACTAGGATCAAACTCCCCAATTACATTTGTCAATTCATTGTAAACTACAGTATGTAGATTACTTGCTTCTGAAATGTCCCCGTTATCAAGAAGCTCTTTGCAAACTTCTGTAATAACCATTTCTAATCCTTTTGTGAATAAAAGTCTAGTATCATCAGATTCGGGAATAAATATTTTACCAAAATTAATTAATCCAAAATACATTGTATCTGATACTTTAGATACCTCAATATCGATATCAGTATCACTGCCGAGATTTTCTAATTTAAAATTTTTATCCTTAGCAGGAACTTTGTCTGCATAGTAGTCAATGACTTCCCAAATCTCTTCATACGATATTGGGTAACGTTTTTGCAACCATTCAAATGTTTTGCCTTCGATTAAACTGTCAGCAATGTCTGTAACAATTACACCATTGCCAGATGTTACTACTATGTTTTTTCCTCTAGTTTCTAAACCCATTATTTACCACACGCAAATTCTTGTTGAAGTTTAATATTATCCATAAACTCTTTCTTAGTTGCAGGATCATTTGCAAAAGCACCTTCTAATACAGTTGTCTGTGTTAAACTGCTAGTTGCCATGATGCCTCTGTTTTCACAACAACCATGTGTTGCTTGGATATAAACACCAACATTATCACTGCCAGTTGCTTTCATAATTTCTCTGGCAATATCATTACACAATTCTTCTTGTAGTGTACCGCGTCTTGCACACCATTGTGCAATTCTAGTGTACTTACTTAAACCAATCAGTTTCTCACCTGCAATAATACCAATGTAAGCAACGCCTCTTACCGGCTGGTGATGATGAGAACACATGCTAACAAGTTCACTGCGAACAACCAACATACCTTTATATCCTTCCTCAACCTCGTTAGGAAAAGCAGTTGCGTTAGGCATCGGGTCATATCTGCCACTCATTAATTCGTTGATGTACATCTTAGCAAGACGTCTACCAGTTGCTTGACTGTTGGGATCATTTTCAATATCGATAACTAAACTGTCTAGTACACTTTCGAACTTAGGTGTAAGTTCTTCAATTAGTGCGTCTTTATCTCCTTTGTACATATACTGAGATATATTGTCTCCTGCCCAAAACTTACCGTTTGCTTGTTTAATTCTGTCTTTTATTACATCACTTATCGCCATCTTCTAATCCTTTTATACGTCTTTCTAATAATCTAATTTCATCTTTGAGCCTAAGTTTTTGTATCTTATGCTTTTCAACAATATCATCTCTAGTATAGTTATTATATTCTAACTCTACTTGTTTGTCAAGTTCTTTATGTTTAATTTTCAGTGCTTCTAGGTGGTTGTGCAAACTTTGTAATGAACTCATTATCTTCTCCTAAAATTCCGTTCTGCCAATTTTCTACAACATCTTGAGCATAATAAATACTTTTGTTTGAAACATCTACAGTACCAAAGTAATCATTGTCCTTAAACAAATCTACAAAGTATAACATATCTGGGCCTTGGCTTGTTACCCAATTAGGTTCACGCCTAATCTCTGCTGTTCTCATTTCCACCACTCCTCATAAGGAAAAACAATCCACGGATCATAATCCGGTGTTAGTTCAGTTGAATAAAAGTCTACATTTTTAAAACTGCTTTGTGTTTTATTAAACAATGTTGCTACCCTCCAATCAGCGTAGCCGACTTCATCTTCCATAATGGAAACAATCTCCTTTAATGTTGTTCCCGTATCATTTATATCATCTACAAGTAAAATATTACTGTGAACATACTTATTTAGAATTTCTCGCAAATGATTTTCGTTTTTCTGGGACCCGTCTCTGGTTTGCCAGTTGAATGCTTCGAACGGCACATTCCAATAATGGCTTAACATTACGCCTGGAATATATGCCCCTCTACCAGGTCCTATAATTATTTCAGGATTATATCTATTATGTGATATTTGTTGATTTATATCTGCTAATTGATCCTCTAGATCTGAAAATGATACATATAACTTATTTGGCATCAGTTGCATACTCCAATTCTGTACTAATAATGGTTTCTAAGGATTGAGTAGGGGACCAACCCAGCAGTTCATTTGCTTTTGATATGTTTGCACTAGTTATAGCAGGGTCACCTATTCTTTTAGGTCCAACTACCTGTTTGATAGTTTTACCTGTTTGCTTTTCTACTTCAGCAATAACCTGTTTAATACTAGTAGAATTGCCGCCGCCTACATTAAATACATTACTATCACTGCCATCGAATAGATAATTAAGTGCGGCAACATGTGCCATAGCGATGTCTAATACATGAGTGTAATCTCTTTGACATGTACCGTCAACAGTATCATAGTCGTCACCGTTAACTGTGAGTTCTGAATCATTTAATGCACAATCAACAACAATAGGAACTAAGTGTTCTTTAGGATCTAGGCGATATCCTAAGCCTTCGTAACTACCAGCGGCATTAAAATATCTTAAACTGGTGTAAGTAAAATCAAATGCATTAGAAAAGTCTTCGAGGATACTTTCTATCATTGCTTTACTTTTACCATATGGGGTAATTGGATTAGTAGAATCTATTTCTTCGCTTGGGGTACCATCGGTGTTTCCGTAGACTGAACTTGAACTACTGAATACAAAGTGCTTAACTCCTGCATCAACAGCATGTTTGAGTAAGATTACACTGTTAGCAACATTATTTAAATAAGTGCTGTCTGGGGAACTAATGCTTTTAGGCACACTGTGATCAGCGGCTAAGTGTATGATAGCATCGGGTTTAGTTAATTGTATAACACCCTTTAATTGATGATTATCAATGTCAAAAGGATATTGGCTCACACCCGGTTGCTCTCGTTTAACTCTATCAATATTGATAACATTATAACCACTATCAACTAAAAGTCTACAAGTTACACTACCAATGTATCCGCTACCTCCTGTTACTAATATTGTTTTATCTTCATTCATTTTACTTTCCTCGAATTACTTCGTACAGTGCTTTGCCACTAAAGAAGTCTGTTGATAAACTTTCAGCCAACTTATTAATTTTTTCTTCATAGTCTGCATGTAAAACAAGGTTGATATGTTTAACTAGTTTATCTTTGTTAGCCAAATAACTGTCCCAACTTTCAGACCAACTACTTGGGTATTTAAAACTATGGCCATACATTTCAGTATAACTTAGTCTATCGGGCACCATAGGGTATGCACCTACTAAAGCACCTTCGAAACAACTAATACCTAGTGTTTCTTGTGTGTTGGCACTGAACACAATTTTACTTCTACTTAACAACATATGATATTCATCTTTAGTTAAGTTGTGTTCTTGTGCTACAACAAACTCTACATCGGGCATTTCCTTTGCTAAGTCTTTAAATATTTCAACTTGCTTTTCAGGAGCAACCCTATGCGGGAATAAGACCAAATCCATTTTGTTAGTTGGAATGTCATATTCTCGTAAAAGGGGTTCCATATATTCCATAGGCCAACCTACTTGATGTATCTTAGATTTATCTACATTCGGAAATGCTTCTAAGAACATGTCTATATGAAATTGTGTTGCAAAGAAGTTATGATCAAATACATTGAACATACTTTCTTCTGCTAGTCTGCACCATGGTGCATCACCGATCAAACGACCTAAGAAGTCTGCAGGATCATAACTACCTGCATGCCACATACCGCCGATTTTGATGTTGACGCCCAACAGTTCTGACATGTATTTTAACTGCAGAACTGTTGGATTCCAAGCATCAGTATATAAGAAATAATCACCATCTTTAACTGTACCGTCAGCAAACATTTGACTTATGGTCTTGAGTTGTTCGCTTTTCCAGTAATTGGTGCCACTAAAGTTTAGAAAAGCACCAGGTGTTGTATCCTGTGGAGCATCATCAGGACCTGTAATAACTTCTACATCAAGTCCAGCATCAGCCATTTGTTTAGGCAAATATTCTTTCCACTGGGCAGTGTATCTAGTTTCTACTGGTTCTAACTCTACAATATATACTGTCATTTCTTTTTACTTTTTTCTTCGCCAATACTTCCGTAATCAACAACTTTAGTAACTTTATCGTCTAGACCTTGTGCATAGTTGTCCAAGCGATCTGCTTCTTCTTTGCTGATTACTTCTGGCTTGACTTCTGTGTTTGATTCAGTTTCAGCCATAATTACATACTATTTTTCTTGTCTTGGATCTCGGCTCTTCTTGCTTTAGCAAGTTTGGTGATTTCCATAAGAGCTTTTCTTGCTCTTGCCGCAGATGCTTTAACGCCTTTGATTTCAAAGTTGTCTTGCTCTGCTTGATACTCTTCGAAAAGAGCCTTAAGTTTTAAGTGAGTTTCCATTACTTTCTCCTTTATTGTTGACCCTCTACAGGGTATTCCATTTCGCAACCGTTTTCGTTATCTTCGGCTACTGAAATCTTTAACCAGCGGTTAGGATACATTGCCTGTATCTCACTGGCTAAATCATCTGCGATCATCTCGCATGATTTGTAATCTAGTTGAAGAACACTACTACTACTATCTACTTCAGAATATAATCTTTCCAACCATCTTTTAAACTGTATAAACTCTACGTCTCGGTCATCGTGAAACACTTCAAGCCACACTTTAAAGTGAAAGATGTGTCTGTGTGGATAACCTAAGAAACTTACATCATCCCAATCGCCTGTTGCTAGATTAGGATCTTCCAAGGCGGCAGGGTACTTGTGAATACCCTCTTTGCTAAACGTTACCCAAATACTTCTCATCTCATACTCGCTGTTCTTGCTTTAGCAATAGCATTACGCTTTGCTTTTTTAGCATGATTCTTACGATTCTGCTTGTCTCTAAACAGTTTTACTTTTTGCTTTATTTTTTTCATGTGTTGTCTCCATCGGAGTATTTGACTTTACTTTTGTCAGATACGCCTGCCTCTGCAACCGCATTCGCATTTTGCTTCTTGCGTTTCGCACCATAAGTTTGTGATCTAGGGCTGTTAATGTTCTGCTCCGCATAGTTTTTCTCCCACGGTAAAGGTATAGTTTTTCCTGCTTTCTTTTCGCTTACTAAGTGTGAACTCATATATGCAAAAAAGAACATAACTACAATGAGCATTGCACCTAAAATAAAATTAATTGCTTCCATCATATTCGTCTAGTATCTCTAACATTTCATCGGGTAACTCAGCACCCATTGCTTGTAAGAAATCAAAAAATTCTAATATAACTTCTTGTAAATTTTCTTCATCGGTAAGATCTCCTACTTCAATATCATTTGTTACAGTAGATCTACCTTTTTTGCCAGTTAGAGTAATATTCATATTATTTTATTATACTTAGATTATTGTTTTTGTCAACCACTTTTTTTGGCCCTTTCCAGTTTTTCTAGGCTTAGTTTATCTTTTAAACTCATTACATAAGCCGCACCTGCTAAGATTAAAATTGCGCCTGCTTCGCCTAATAGATCCATACTTTCCATTTCCTTGCTGTGCAACACTATGAGTCTACATAGTGCTGTAATAGCAATAATAATGGGCAATGTAACTGGTATGCGTTCTGTGCTGTAAAATGCACCAATCATTGCTACAACCTCTGCAAAGATAAACAGCATAAACAGATCTGCTAAAGTAACAGATTGTGCAACCCACATGCCAAACATATAATCACCAATTGCAATAACAGTGCAAACACCAATTAGAGCAATAATAGCCCTTTCAGTGATCACTGTGGTCCAATGCAATTTATTTGTTTTCTTTAATAATTCCTTTATCATAACTCATCTCCATCTGTTACTCCTGCTATGTCTCCTTCAAAATAACCGTCAATAAGAATAAACATTACAGTATTCACGGTTGCTAACACTAGAAAAAACATCCAACCTGCAAAATTCTCCATTAATCAATTACCTCGTCTTTGGTATACTTGGTCCAATCGGTAAATGTATCTCTGGTTTGTAGTTCATGTAAACTGTGGCACCACACACCAGGATTGCTTGCTTTAAAACCTTTGTCATCTATCTTAAGTGTAGCATTATATCCCAACTGATTAATATAAGGAATTTTTACACTGATCTGAGGTATAAAATTATCGTATTCAGTTGCACCACTTTCTAATACCCACTCTGTGTCTGCTACATCAAAGTCTAGAGTGGTCCACACACCTTCTTTGACCAAAGTCATAATGATGTGATCCCATTCCTTACTATCCTCGTCTGTGTGATCAGGAGCAAAACTTTGATTAGCACCCAAGTAAATGTGGGGGCAATCATTGTTTAATGCTCTAGCCAGTATCTCTTTGGGATTCTGTTTGCCCACAACGAACAATGTTTTCTGTCCATAGGCAGGTGTTTTCTCTACCTCAATACCAATAAAGAATTTAGTGTCGTCTGTGTGTCCGCCTCTATTCTTCAAAGAAATCTCCTGTCATTGCTGGGTCCATCATGGTGTCTGCATAATCTCGTTCTTCATCTTCATGCACTTCGCTAACAACTGTTTCCTCTTCAAAGAAACTGTTAATAGCATCATCTGGATTCTCACTTTGTACTTTGTAGATACCGAAGTTAATTTGCTGTATAAGTTTGTCATACTGATCAATCAATTCATGTGGGTTAGGACATGCTGGATCTAATACTTCTTGCACAAAACTGTCAAATGCAATTACATCTGCAGGCACATAAGGCGAGATATCATTTGTTGCTTTACTTTTTTTATCATGGATAAAGTCTTTATAAGTCCAGTTAATTCTATGCTTTTCAATGTCTAACAGTCTGTTTGCTTCTTGTACTGCTGTAATATGATTGTATACACTATGACCCATATAGAATAAGTAACTTAATGTATCCCAACTTGTGCTGGTTGCTTCTTTTGCTTTACCATTTTTATCTAAGTCACCTTCAGCCATACAGCATAAGTCGCCAATAGTAAGTCTGCTCATAATAGGTGAATGTCCAAACGGAGCAGGTAGGTCACTGCCTTTAAACATTTGATTGTCAAATGCTCTATCCATAAAGTAACCAAACCTTTTACCTTTGTTTTCAAAGATGTTGTAAGCATAAGTTTGGCCATATGCTGTATTAACAAAAGGCGATGCCGCATCAAAACTTAGTGTGATGTTAGGTGAATCATGCTTACGCAACATTCTTTGAATACTGGTTAAGTGACATGCCCATTGTAGTCTACCAGTACCAAGAAAGTGAATCCAGCCCTTGTCTTTTAACAAGCCATCTTCACGAAGTTTAAGAAGTCTTTTTAACACACATCTCATGTTACGCATGTTGATACCTGCAAATGCGTAACCTTCTAGTGTCTTAGACTCATCTCCGTATGCTTCTTTTACAAATGCTGGATCACTAAAATGCTTTACTGCTTCATACCATTGATCTGATGTGTATTCATCGGAGCCGGAGAGCACATTTAAGAACTTGCACCTCTCAGGATCTCTGTTTCTCATGTAATAATCTAGGTTAAGAATTGAGATATCAACAGTATCCTGGAAACTGGTAAGTCCTGTTTTAGCACTGTAAGGTGGTGCCGCGGCAAAGCCTGGAATATCAAGTGTCATTGCCCAATCGGCGGTATGCTCTTCCCACTTGAGAATCTTTTCACACAATGCCAATCTTGCAGGATCATTAGGATCTTTAGCATTTGCCCAATCCATTTTAAGTACACCTGTAGCAATCTGGAAACCACCCGAGTCACCAAGTATCATTGTGTTTGCTTGATCTCGACCCTGTACCATTGCCTCTTCTTTGTTACTCTTCTCAATATCTAAGTGGGCATGGCCTGCAGAGTACAGTCCATATGGATAATGAAAGTAACTGTTTTCAGCATCTAGGAAATTGAGACCTTCTAGACCTAATTCAAACCCTTCCGGCACACGCCATTCGTCTGGATTGTCTACTGCCTTTTGTAATTGTTTTGTATAGAAACTACTGATAGCAGGCAAATATACTGCATAGTCTCTTTGTGTTTTTCCTAAATTTCTCATAAATTAACTTTTCGCTGGTAACAAGTATGTGTATTCGCCAAGTCCACTATCTACAACAATTTGTAATAGTCCTTGATCGTTGATGCTCAATGTTGCGATACCATTATCGCCTAAACGTAAAATTTTGAGAACAATGTCCAGCGGCCATTTCCAGTCTCTAGTAACAGAGCCATCAATAGCATCACTAATCTTAATCTTTGTTCTATCACTTACACCATCACCAATATGGAACCATAGACTAGTACCATCAGTTTTAGGAGTGAAGTTTTGCTCGTATGCTCCTAAGACACTGTTCCAGTATGTTAAGTCTTTAAGATTCTGAGGGGTTGGTACAAATTCAATATCAAACTCTGCACCTTTGAACTTAATTGCTTTAAGTTGCTGATTAATAACATCTGCTAACATAAATCTATAATAAGCATCAGTGCCGTAAGGAGATTTGAATTCAATCTCTACCGGAACTTCTGTTCCATTTCTGTCTTGTCTTAGAATGCTAACAGTTGCATTCTCATCACTGAAGCCAGGATATTTCAATGAGCCGTCTAACACGCCCATTCTACTTAGACCTACTGTTGAATCAATAAAGTCTGGAACTGGATTCTTTAGTTTACCTTTAAAGATAACAGTTTTTTCAGGATCAACTGATTCTAACACAGTTTCGTCCAATGTACCTGTAATCTTTACCATTTCAAAGATACCAAGGCTATGTGTGTGCTTTAGTACGTCTTTGAAAATATCATTTACATAATTTGCCATATGGGCCTCCTAGATTATTGTTTAATATTATACATGTATATTTAGATCTGTCAAGCATTTTTTGCCCGTTTTTTTAGATCTTTTTTGAAGAAATAAAGTCTTACCCAAGTCTTTCTAAGTATAGCAACAACACTAAACACCACAGTAAAGAATATACTTGTTTGTAAAATTGTTAATTCTAATGCTCTAGCAATAGTAACCAACAACAAGTTTAGAGGGAAGTTTAATACAGTTGCTATAGCAGTATCACTTACTGCTTCTTTAAATGCCGCTAGTTTTTGCTCTCTGGTAGTACTCATATTAAAACTCAAAAAAGTTCTGCAGTGTTTCGCTTTCATTAATCCGTTTTAGATCAAAACCCATTTGACCAATAACGTTTTCAACCTTACGATCTAAAACTGCTTCTTCCATTGCTTCCTCATCAAACGGTAATTCTTTAAACCATTGTGGTAGTTGTAGTTCGTCTGTAGGATATGCAACACTGGTGTAACCCATTGGGTTACTTTTCAACCTACACACAATAACTTTAGCACCGTCTGTGATCTTCATACTGTAGTTGTCACTGTTTACTTTTAACAAGTTGTTATAATTAATACTTGCTCTAACATGTCCTGGAATCATGTTGTTCGACTTTTCTTCCTTGAGAGCATCTAATTTATGCAGTCTATAATTCTCAGGCACTTTTGCTTGCTTTAACATTTTTTCTTCATACATGGTTAAGTTGTTTACCCTCTTAGGCATGCCTTTCTTCCAAGGATCTAAACTCTTAAAGTATGCTTTATAGTCTTTGATCTTTTGTATAACTTCATCTTCACCATGTTTATTTAGGCAATCAAGCAGTATCTCTTCCAAGAAATCTTGCACAAATTCAGGAGTATCACTTCGCTTGATATCCAATCCCATAATCTTAAGTTTGCCACCTTCTGGTTGCCAGCCTTCCAGATCCAGCACATTAATAGCATAACGCTTCTTAGTAATAAACAAACCAGCACGACCAACTACTTCTCGTCCTGCTTTCATAACTTGTCCTGCTTCTAACGGAACATTAAATGTGTCCTTTAAGAACTGGGGAAAAGTATCACTAACTGTGTCTGAGATATGATCGTATAATTTAACAGCACTTTCTAAGTCAAGTACTGTGTCATCGGGCAAGGCTGGAACGGCTGTGAAATAAACTGAATCTGTGTCGCCGTATATAATTGTATCTCCTGTGTGGTCATACTTGCCGGTAAGCATCTTATTAGTTTCTGCTCCCATGTGGCGGGTAATGGCCCGTCCAGTAAGTGTTGTAGATTGGCCGATTCTCTTGTCGAAGAACCTACAACCAGGATTAAGAATAGCGCCATACAAACTGTTAAGGTTAATTTTCTTAACAAGTTGTCGCTTGTCCCAGAATGCAATTTCTGCATCTGTTGTTGCCTGTTTTTTCTTTGCTTGTAGTTCTTTTCTTTCTGCATACCATCTCTCCAATAGTCCGGGTACAATGCCCTGAAAGTCTGTTTTAAAAATAGTTCCGTTAGCACTGATATTCCATGGTTGGCCGCTGTTGAATACTAAGTTATACACATCAGCACCAGTTACTTCAGCGGTTGTGCCATCCTCCATATCCAAGTGTATGGTGTGATTGACATCTTTGGCCATAACCATTTCATATTCGTTTGAGCCAAACTTGCCTAACCACGCATCAGCAAACGACTTCTTCTCCAGCGTCATTTTGTTTGTGATTTCTTCTTCTGTATAATCTTGTCGCAGTTGCCCAACAATAGTTTCTGGAGCCATGTTCAATGCTCTAAACACACTTGGATACAGACTGTTCAAGTCCATACTGCCTACCCATTCATGTAAACCTTTTTTAGGAAATGCCACATAAGCACCTGCGGCTTGTGTATCAGTTTGTCTCTCTCTGATTCGATCAGGTACAACATACCCACGTCTATGGGACTCGTTAATAATTGCTTGCTCTGTAGTTGCTACAGCACCCATTGTTACAGGCAAAAGCACAGTATTATCATGTGCAATAGTGTTAGCAAGATCAATAAACTGTAATTTTTGATCTAGTTTATACAGCAGAATTGTATCCTGAATGTTGTATTCTAAAAACTTGAGGAAATCATGATTATAAAGTCTATCCAGCGAACCTTCATAGGCTACTTTCTTCTCGCCCACTTCCATTTCACCAATATAGTCCAGCCTGTAACTGTGTCGCTCTTCATAGTTGTATTTGCGATACAGTTGCATATAGTCCAAATGCACACGCCCTACTAAATCATAACTGGTTCTTTCCGATCCATGGCTTTCGAAATTACGCTCTTTAGGAAATTGATCCCATAAACACAATCTACGGGTTTGTGCTTTACCTAGTGTACGCACAATACGATTATATGTATACGGAATATCATACCCCTCACTGTTCCAACCACTCAATATATCTGCATCCTCGATCACTGCCAAGAAATGTTCTAGCATTTCTGCTTCTGTACGACAAAGTATTACCTCTGGTAATTCACTTGCTATCTCAGTTGCTTGTTCCCAACTGAGAGTCTTTGGTGGAACTGCCAAACAAATCATTGCTTGGAGCCAGTCTAAATATATACCTATTGCGGTAATTGGTGTGAATGGATCATCAGGAGAACTGTAACCACGTTCTGGGTCAAAGTCTACCTCGATATCAAAAAATGCTGTTTGTAGTTTGGGAGGCTCTGCTCCGTTGAAATGTTTTTCTAGTGTTTTGTTAATAGGTCTAATGTCGCTCTCAAACAATTTATTGTGATTGTTTATTGCAACATTTTTGCGAAAATCTTTAAGTGTTTTACAACGAATCTCTGTAACCTTTTCGCCATATATACTTTGCTTTGAACCTTTGGGATCTGCAATGTAAAAATTATATTCCGGCCTTAGATCAGTTAATACTCTTTTGCCGTCTATTCTTTCACATACACGAACAATGTCTTTGTTTTTGTCGTAGAATGCATCCACATAACTCATTTAGTTTTCTCCGAGCAACACTTTTAGGCTGTCGCAACACCAAATATATTATAGCAAATTTTATATTCTTGTCAATCAACAAATATAAAATTATTTAATTCGAACTGATAATTTGTGCCGGGCACAAATCCACGTTCTATTAATTTATTTTCTATAGCAACTCTGGTAAACGATTTATTTAATTCTGAAATCGAATAACCAGCATACAGTGTAAGTCTCTGTACATCATCGCTTGGTACACAAGGCTCATGAAAACTTCTAGCATCCATAATAATCAACCTATTAAACTTATTGTCAATTATATAATCCCTTGTTCTCTTGCTATTATTAACAACGAATCCACAATCGGTTGGGTCAGTGATATATTCATCAGGTGTTAAAAATAACAACACAACTGCATATAGGTGCTCGTCCCCAAAATCAGTTGCTTTAATATCAGCATGTACTCTTATGTGATCATTTTTTTGATAGCAATTTATAAATGATCTTGAGAAACTATTGCTTTCACTTAAATCTGGATGATATTCTTTTAAGTAAGGTTCTAGCCAGCCACTTAAACTAAACAGCGATTCTCTTTCTTTAGCATTTACCGGATGAACTCGAAAGCTCATCGGTAGTCGATTTTGCTTAGTTTTATAAAACTTTACACTGCGTCTTTGATCTAACCACTTATTTGCTATAGATTCAGGCATGGCGTTGTCAAACACCATGGTTTTAAATCCTCTAGAATCGTAAATAGTTTGAATTAGATCCATACGTTATAGAGTCTTGCCAACAGCCTCTAAGATGGTTTCTAGTTCATCAAATTTATCGAACTCTTCTTGGAACTTGGCTTTATGTGCAACTTTAATTGCTTTCATAAGTACACCGGGTTTGAGCTCCATTTCTTCTGCAATAGCCTTTACTGTTTCCCTGAGGCCCTCATTGAGAGCATCTACTTCAAACAGTACTTGGTCACCTTCTTGAATTAATTTCTTAAGTCTTGCGACTTCTTCTGCGTTGAATGTTTTGTTAAATGCCATATTGTTTCCTTGTGTGTGAATATTTATTTGAATGTAACAAATATAACAGAACTTTATGGTTTGTCAAGATTTATTTTAATATCGAGTGGTACAATTTCTTGGGTTGGTTGGTCTGGGATTTTTAGGTGAATAACACCTTTGTAGCCTGGGAACGGCTCGAAAGAAATTTCTTCTAGAATTGCTCTGTTTGTAATTTGATTTCCGTCTTCGTCGTAGGCAACGAATTCGTTATCTAGATAGTGTACAGTTACAATCACACTTCTACTGATGCTTCAAATGTAAATGTTACATCGTCAAATTCGTCAAATAACATTTTAGATATTTGGTCACCTTCATCAGCATCAATTTCTTCTTCGAGTACAATTTCGTATATAAATATTTCCCCGTCGTCATCTTCGGATTCATATCCTATAACTTCTATGCCTACTTGTTCTTTATCTTCATCGTATGCTGTTACTAGTTTAGTAGGTACAACACTTTGCACGATGTCGAAATAGATGATAACCTCCTCATCTGTGAGTTCATCTCGAGTTAACATTCTTGCAAAGTGTTTAACAAACATTATTTTTTACCTGTCCAAGCCTGAGCACCAAAGAATGCCGCAACAATACCTGCTACTGCAATAAAGTATACTCCAGCCATATCTCCTAAAATTCTAGCACCATCTTCTAGTTTTGCTACATTGGCACCAATAACTAGAACAGGGTATGCTAACATTCCATATAATGAGAACCACGCCATTTTACGTTGTGCGTCTCTCATTGCGTCTTGGTCTTCTAGTTCTTTACGTCTGAATTCCAAGTACAGATCTTGTTCTGCTTTACTTACTTTACCATCCCCGTTTATATCTGCTGGATGGTGAACAGATGCATTACCTTCTGCCATACTATAACTCCTCTGCCTATGTGTTATAGTACTATTTATCGAATCTTTTACTTACAGCAGATCGTAAGCCCAGCCTCCTAAATTCGTTGTATAATAAACCAAACTTTCTATCAACTTCAAATTGTGGATTGTTAAAAGTGTAAACACTTTCATATGGCTGATGGGGTAAATCTTCTTCTAAACAGACTACTTCTACATCTCCGTGCCATCCTTGTACAAAACCTATGGCGTCTCTATAATTGCTATAAGTAAGTTCCGCTACATAATCGAATTCTTTTTTAGTTATTTCGATTGTTTGTTTTTTTCTATCTGATCTGTACTTATTTGTTTTTTGAGCTGCCAATAGACTATATACTACTGCGGTATAATCTTTTCTAAACAGCAGGTAAACTTTATGTGTGTGTTTTAAAAGTTCGCTAATATCAGTGATGCCTTTATCTAAGAAATGATTAGGAAATGCTTTTACTACTCTTATGGTGTTTTTAGGATCGGTGTTATACCACCACTCCCACTCGGCAAACATCTGTTTGACACTAGCCCGTTTATGTTTGAGAGCTTCTGTTATTGCATCAGGTTCTTTATGTTTTAATTCCATTATTAAACCTTTAGATATATTAGCCCACCTTTCACCCATCAAATGTATTTCTCCATACGGAGATACATGTATAGGATAAGGCATTTCTGGAGGAGATGTTAGCCACATCTTATCTCTTCCCTCAGGAGTATAGGCAAAATTTTCAAAATACTTTTTAGGTATTACAGCGTTTTGAAAATATGTAGATCCTGTTCTAGGAGAAGCCGCTAGTATGAGTATGTTCATACTAGTATTTATAGAAACAAATTATAACTTTTCTATAAACTTGATGCGGTTAAGCAAGGTTTCTTTGAAGCCTGTGTAGTTACTGACCTGCTGGCATTTTACATAAGCAGTTACGGAATAGGTATTGTTTTGTTCCAACACACCTATGTTAGTTGATGTGGTCTGTGCAAAAAACTTAACAATGTTGCCATTACTGTTAGCAGTAACCAGATAACTACCAGTTCGAGGAATATACCTGATAAACTCGATGTCTAAATCGAATGTTCCTCGCTCATGCAAGTTGCCTACATAGTTGCTTTGTCTGCCCAATTGGTTCTCTCTGTCCTGCCAACCATCTGCTTCTAGTTTATTCAAATAAACTTTAGGAAGACTAGCGGCAATACCAATTGATTCTTTGCCAATTGATTCTGATTGAACAAATTTAAGAACATTAGATTCGAAATCAGTAAGTTTGCGTTCTAGTGCTTTGAAGCCTAAGCCTTGAAGATAGTCAATGATTTCTTCTGCACGAGTGTGATCTTCATTGAGAACTTTTACGTCTTCGCCCTCAAAGAAATGTTTGTAGAGTAATGAGCTATTAGATTTTTTCTCTTTTCTTAGAACTTTATCGTCAACCTTTTTGAAAAATCCACCATTCAAACGATGAATTGCACAACTTGCGGCTACTACTAATTTTGTTGGGAATTGCATGTTCTACTCTCCTTACCCTATACACATAGTATAGCATCTTTTGTGGCTTTGTCAACCACTGTAAGTTACTGATTTATAATGATATTGTAAACTTCTTCCCAAGTTTTACATACATTTGCAGGGCCATCATAATGCATATTGTGTCCATGCTCTATCAATATTCCCCTAAATCCAGCATCAATTCCCCAATCAACGTTTTGTGGCTTGTCTTCAATCCACCAGTTGTTGGGATATTTAGCACCATACTTTTTCAGTATTTCGTCTTTGTCAGCACCTGTGTCTAAACAAATAACTTCTTTAAAACAGTCTGGCCCAAATAGTTTTTTTAAGTTTTTCTTTCTAAGCTCTTGTGCATAAGGATCAAGGCTTAAACTGGTTATAGCAATAAATTGATATTGGTGTTTTTCATGTAAAAGTTTTACATAATATTGAGCATCTCTGAGCGGAGGAAGAAATCCTATCGCCGCACTCTCGTTGAAGTTTTTAATAACTTGGTCGCCTGTTTTGTCGTTGGCTAAGTTAAACTTTTCTCTGATACTGTAATGTAATTTATGCCCTTCTACTGGATAATGGCCTCTGTGCTCCATCCAGTTCTCAAACGCATACTCCCAATCTAGAACTACGCCATCGCAGTCTGTAAATATAATTTTCTTTTTCATATCCATATTATACTAGATTTCCGTGTTATTGTCAACCAAAAAGGTTAAATAGTATTATGCAAACAATTACTCTTTTTCCAGATATATTATACACAGGTATACTGCAAGTTAGTGCAAACATACACAGAAAAATTATCTCAAACATTGAAGAATTACAACAATCAGGTGCTTCAACTAACACACACTTTGGTTGGATTAGTAACCCTGATGTCCCTTTGAAGAACAATTTATCCAATCTTCAAATGCTTGTTGGTAGAACATTTGTAGATAACATTTATAAATCTTTTGGAAAAAGATCTAATAAAAAGATTAATGCAGTACAACCTTACATTGCTAGTGTAAAACCCGACCATACTTATACGTTTGATGTAAATCCCAGTTATTGGTATAATGGAGTAATTTGGATCCAGACGACTGATAAAGGCAACTCCCTGTATATAGAAAATACTACTGGCAAAAGGTATACAACTCCATGGGTATTTCAGCCACCTACGCATATAGAAGAACCTGCAGAATATAAGTATGCATTTTGGCCTAGTTATTACAATGCAGGACTTACACCTAATTACAGCATGGTAGATACGTTAATGTTCAATATCGGATTTACATTTACTAAAGACAAATAATAAGGAGACATCATGTCAGACGAAAAGAAAACACAAACAACTTCCGGAGGCACTACTGACCGTCCAAACCATTCAGGCGATTCCGGAAATGGTAAAGGCACTGCTACTCATTAAGGTCAAAAAAAAGGGCAGTAATACTGCCCTTTTTAGTATCTAATTAATATTAGACGTAATTATAATGTACAGTGATTGTACCTGAACCTGCTGTGGTTGTGGCCGCTGTTGTGCCATCTGCCTGCATGAACTGGACTTGTACTGAAGCATTTTTAGTAAGTGTATCATCACCATCTAATTCAATGATGTATGAACCAGCAGTTGCCGCATCTGCGTCAGCCGCCGCTACTAATGTTGATCCACTACCGCCATTCTCTTTAACAAGAATGTGGTTGAAAGAACCACCACTAAATGCTGTAGCAATCTTAATAACAATCTTATTAGCATAGTAAGTTCTGCCTGATACGTTTGGCATAGCCGATGTATCAATTGTTGTAGAACCACTTGTAAGTGCTTGTCTTAATAATAAGCCATCACCGCCGTTGTTATCAACATAGTCTTTAACAGCCGCTGATGTTGGTAAAGTAGTGTCATTATCATTACTGCTAATGCCGTCTGCTTCGTCAACAAACTTAGTGATTGCAATGCTTTCACCTGAGTCTGTCAATGTACCAAAACTTACATTACCTGTTAAGTCACCAGTTACATCACCAGTTACATCACCAGTTACATCACCAGTTACATCACCAACAAGGTTGCCTACAAAAGAACCACTTGAGGTTACGTTACCGCTGAATGCACCAGTTGTTGCACCACTTAATGCACCACTACTTAAAGTAGCAGTTCCATCAGTTAAACTACCACCAGTTACTGCACCAGTCATAGTAGCAGTTGTACCACTAATACTACCAGTTACATCACCAGTTAAGTCACCTTCGAATGTTGCCGCAACAAATGTCTCAGAACCAACTGACCACTTGCTTGTAGCACCAGTGTAAACAATCTGCTTGGCACTACCACCAACGTTGGCTTCAAAACCTACGTCAGTACCAGTTGTACCGTTGCTGTTTACACGGAAGATTGCATCTGCTGTTTGAACAGTAGTTGAGTCCACAGTTGTCTGTGTACCTTGTACTGTTAAGTTACCTGTGATTGTTGCATCACCTGCAACTGTAACAGTAGATGAAGTAATGTCATCCGATGTAAATGTACCAGTAACAGTTAAGTTAGCAATACTTGCACCATCAACGATACCAATTTCAACATTATTGTCAGTGATTGTAGTTTCGATTTGGTTAGTAGTACCAGCAAACGTTAATGTTTCACCACCTGCTACTGTGTCGTTACTACCGTTATCGCCAGCAATGTCAAAGCCTGTGCTAACTGAAACGTTAGAAGCCGCTGTGATTCTACCCTGAGCGTCAACTGTGAAAGTTGGGATCTGAGTTGCTGAACCATAGTTGCCTGCTGTTACTGCTGTATTGTCTAAACCAATTGTAAGTGTTTGACCACTTGCATTTGATGTTAAACCTGTACCGCCAGCAATAGTTAATGATTGACTGTCTAAGTCAACTGCACCTGTACCGCTGTCACCTGCAAAATCTAAATCTTCTGCTGTAACTTTAGCGTCAACGTATGCTTTAACAGATTGTTGTGTTGGAATTAATGTATCACTGTCACTAGCCATGTTGTCTTCGTCAACAATACCAGTTACTGTGATTGTGCCATCACTTAATGAACCAAACTGTACAGTACCACTTGCTGTAACATTGCTTGCACCAGTTAAATCACCGCTACTTAATGTTGCTGTACCGTCAGTTAAACTGCCACCTTGTACTGCGCCACTAAATGTACCTGCTACACCACCTGTTAAGTTACCTGAACTTAAAGTTGCTGTACCATCAGTTAAACTACCACCTTGTACTGCACCACTTGCTGTGATGTTTACAGCAGATGTGATGTTACCAGAACCAATTGCTAACGTACCGTCAGTAAGTTGGTTACCAGTTACTGTACCACTAAATGAACCACTAGTTGCACCTGTTAATGCACCACTACTTAAAGTAGCAGTTCCATCAGTTAAACTACCACCTTGTACTGCACCAGTTGCTGTAACACTTGTTAATGAAATATTGCCATCTAACGCAACACTTAAACTGTTGTTAGACATTGTAGTAGTAATATTATTACCACCAACAAAAGCAACACTCTCACCGCCGTTTACAGTGTCAGAACCTGAATCGCCAGTAAATGTGAAGTTAGTAGCAACTGCAACTGTACTTGCCGCTGTTAAACGACCTTGTGCGTCAACTGTAAATGTTGGAATTGCTGTAGCATTACCATATGATCCTGCTGTAACTGCTGTGTTGTCAAGGTCGATTGTACCTGAAGCGTATGTTAAACCAGTACCACCAGTAAGGTATGCGTCCATTGCCGCATTACCACGTGCTGTTGTCCAGTATAGGTTTGAACCTTCACTTAAATCGCCAGTGTCATGGTTAGCAATACTACTTACTGTACCAGTTACATCACCAGTTACATCACCTGTTAAGTCACCTTCAAAAGTTGAAGCCTTAACATTTTCAGAACCGAAGTCCCATTCTGTTCCAGCCGCTGTGTAAAGAATTTGTTTTACACCACTTGCAGTGTTTGCTTCGAAACCAGCGTCAGTGTTTGCACCATTGCTATTTGTTCTGAAGATAGCATCTGCTGTTTGAACTGTTGTGGATTCAACTGTTGTTTGAGTACCTTGTACTGTTAAGTTACCTGTGATAATTGCATCACCACTAACTGTAACAGTAGATGAAGTAATATCATCACTTGTAAATGTACCACTTACTGTTAAGTTAGCAATTTGTGCGCCATCAACGATACCAACTGCTACTTGGTTATTAGTAATAGTTGTTTCTGTTTGGTTAGCAACACCAACAATGCTCAAAGTCTCACCAGTGTTAACTGTGTCGTTTGAACCATTGTCGCCTGCAATATCAAAACTTGTTGCAATCGCCGCAGTACTTGTTGCAGTAATACGTCCTTTGCTGTCGATAGTTAACACAGGAATCTGTGTAGCACTACCTACTGAGCCTGCTGTAACACCAGTATTTGCTAGTGTAACAGAAATGTTTGCTTGGTCACCTGCACTTGTAAAAGTGGCAGAACCTGTAGCATCAGAACTCAAATTAATTGTAACTGCACTTGATAAAGCATCAGCATCATCTGCTGTACCGGTTAAGTCACCTACAAAACCTGAGCTTGCTGTAATAGTTGTACCAGTGATTGCCGCCGCACTGTTAGCACCAATAATTGCTCCATCAATGGCACCGCCATCGATGTCAACACTGTTGCTTGCTTGTACTGCTAAGTTACCAAGGCCTAAGTTTGTTCTTGCTCCAGATGCCGTGTCTGCACCAGTACCACCTTGTGCTACTGGAAGTTGGCTTGCACTATTAATAAGTGAAGAGTCACTTAATGAAATGTTACCAACAGACGCCGTGCCTGAAGAGAATGAAACAAGACCAGAGGCAGATGAGTTATCCCCACCCAAACCACCGTATTGAGTACCAATTGCTGTTGCTGTCCACGCACCAGATGTAACACTACCAAAGCGGATATCTTCGAGAGTTGAACCATCGGATTGTGTTAGGTCAAATCGGTTATTGCCACTATCGTACTTGAGACGACCGCCGCTTTTACCCATTTGAACATCAGCCGCTATACCTTTGATACCAAAGTTTTTAATGTCAGCCATGTTTGTTCTCCTAATACATGTATTTTATTTGTTATCGATAACGTGAAGATTTCTCCTGACGTTGTAAGTATTTATCAGAATTTTAGAAAATTTTAAACGTATGTTAACGTTACGGTCACATTACCTGCTGTAGATTGATAATGATTACATCTTGCTCTGATGAGCTGATCTTGCGTTTCTGTAGCAGGATAAACATAGTCTGGAGTGCAAATAAAATCGGATAGCTCGGTTAAATCGTTGCTTGGAGAATCGCAATATGCATCTGGATTTGCTATTGTGCCTATTTCTATATTAGGTAATACACTACCGCTGTAGCCACTAAATGCTGTATCAACACTAACAGTTACATTGAGTATCTTTCTACCTGGAGATATATTGCCTAAGTTGTTTGTTGTGCTGTTACCAAAGCCGCCTGCTGGCATTGTGAATGTGGTTGTTAATGTTTTAGCATCTACTGTTGCACTGTCAGCATTTGATATCTCTACCCAACTGCTACCTGTATAAAGATAAAGACCCCACTCACCGTCTCCCTTGTTGGTAACGTATGCCTGATCGCCTGCCGCTGGTACTAGTGCATCTCGGGCACTTATAGTACCTACCACAGTAGTACCACCTGTACGCACACCCTGTTCAATGTTCATTGCTAATGGAACACTACCTGTATGTGCTGAGAATATGCCAGTCTGTGTTTGAAAAATATCGCTGTCTTCGTAGATTAATATCTCACCGCCATCACTTCTGGTGAGCTGTAATTTTTCTGCATTTGTTGCCGCTGTAGTTGCAGGTAAGCCAGAGATGTTGCTCGGGCCAACAAAGTAGTAACCACCACCTTCTGCATTGCCGTTAGTGATAGTGATTGCATTACCATTAAGTTCTGTTAATGTGAGAACTGTTGCTGTTGCAGTAACATTTAAATTTGCTATGTTAGCCGCACTGATATCTGTGGCCATATCTTGCGGTGTACTTACAGTAGCGTACACACTGCCATTGCTGGTAAAGTTAATAAGTGTGTTACCACTGCCACTATCAATGTATGCACTGAATGGTACATAACCGCCCACAAGACCGTAAATTGTTTCATCTGCACCACTGCTAATTGTGTTTTCAAAGGGAAGAACATCTGCTACAATGCTGGTGTTACTTGTTTCGCTGTTTAACAAAGTTGCTATTTCATTGACATTAGCACTACCGCCTTGCCCACTAAACGTAATACCAATACCATTGAATGAAATAACATTACCATTACCTACTACTGGATTACCTTGATCACCTGTTAGTACTGTTGGTATAGCACTTCTAATATTTAAAAATGCAACTTTGCTTGTTCCTGTTGACGTGTTACTCAACGAACCATTAGTGTCAACATAAATGTTTTCACCTTGCACACCAGGAATAGTAGGATCAAAATCTATAATTCTGTTGTTAGGTAATATCATAAACTGATCAGGACCGGGTCCACTTTCAGTTACAACACCTATCATTTTATCTGCTGTAATAGCATTGGCTTTAACAAATCCGTCCTCTGTGCTCACAGCGATAACATCACCTTTGGAAAATCCGTGTGATTCTTTTTCTAACACATAGTTTAATTGTGGGTTTAAATAATTAAATCTACTGAATACTTCTGTAAAGAATGAACTTGAAACTGATGTAGGCAGTGGGTCGAGCATGGGTACGCCTTGCTCATTTAATTGAAATATTACTACTGCACCAGTACCGAATATGCCGTTACCAGTTGTTGATTTAAATGTGTTGTATCTTAACCAATCTTCAACAACACATGTAACATTATTTTTTGTCTTAGAACTAATTGATATAATTTTGAGTGCCTTACCATCTGTAGCACCTGCTACCCAATCACCTACTTGCACATCTAATCCGTTGTATTGGAAATCATCTCTGGTTAAATGAGAACCGTGTGTTTGAGCAGTAACCGATAATGTTATTTCCCAACGATAATATTTTGGGCTTGCTGAACCACTGTACCATAAGTCGCCTGAACCGTTTTGATGTGGCCAGTAATCTTGACCAGCAATAGCACTACAACTACATGCAAGTACTTTGTTAGGATGGTTTAATTGTATATGACGTGTTTTATAACTCATTCTGGTCTCTAATCATACATAACAAATTGTATCCACGCATGGGTAGTTGTACCGAAGCCACCCCTACTTGCACCTGTTTCTGCTTCACGCAGTCTTAATTTAACTTCTAGTGTGCTACCTCCGTTAAATAATGTAGGCGAACCGCTAGAACCACCTGCTGGTATTTCTCTGTAACCCATTGATGTTTCCATTGGTACTATGTTGTATTTGTTGTTTGTATAATCGTAGCCATAAAACATTATTGAACCTGGTGGCAAATTGTATGTTCCGCTGTCAAACGTAATTGTTACTTCACCACCGGATGCACTGTTTACAGTAACACTGCTAATCCCTGACGATAAGTTGCTTGTGCCTGCTAGTGAACCTGAACTTGTGTAGTTAAGTTTAAACCTTTCAATAGCGGCACCGCCACCACCTCCACCACCGCCTGAGATAGTGGCTTCAGAAACGCCTGTAATTCTACCTTGTTGGTCAACTGTGATTCTGGCACTCTTGGTTGCACTACCATATGTGCCGGGTGAAACAGTTGTGTTAGCAAGTGCGATTGTATTTGCAGTATTATCAACTGTGATACCAGTACTGCCTGTATATGTTGTGCCACTACCACCGCTTGACTGTGCAACCCACGCATAATCTGAGCCGTTCCAACTTAGTACTTGGTTGTTTGTGGCACTGCCTGTATTTAAATGCGTATCTACATCTGAATCTGTATAACTACTGCCACCTCCAGCAAAACTACTTAAATCAACACTGCTACCTGACCCTGAAATAGTTAATGTATTGCCTGACAAGCTCAGTGTTTGTGCATCTGTGTTAGTATCAACAGATCCTAATAATGTGGTTAAATCTACTGTGCTACCGCTACCACTAATTGTGATCACGTTGCCTGCTAAACTTAATGTCTGATCAACTGCACCGTCTGCACCACGTACATTACCAGCATCAACTGTGCTGGCATCACTTAATGTGAGTATTAAGTTACCCGAACCATTTACACTTGCTGAACTTACACTAACACCGTCAGCACCGTCAGCACCGTCAGCACCGTCAGCACCGTCTAAACCATTAGAGCCGTTATTACCTGCTGGACCCTGAGGACCAACGTTACCCTGTGGCCCTGTAATATCGCCTAAATTTTGTACACTGGTATTGCTGTAAGTTAATATAAGTTCGCCACCGCTTACAGTTGCGTTTGTTATTCCGTTACCAGTAGCACCTGTAGGTCCTGTAGCACCAGTAGCACCTTGTGGTCCTTGAATATTTCCAACATCGGTAGTTGATGTATTACTAAAACTTACTGTTAAATTATTGCCTACTAGTTGAACACTCGAAATGCTGATACCATCAACACCAGCATTACCTTGAGGACCTTGCGGCCCAGTGGCGCCTGTTGCTCCTACATTACCCTGAGGACCTTGTGCGCCTACCCCCGATAAATCTACTGTCGTACCATCAAAAGTTAAATCACTGCCTGTTAAACTTATTGTTGGATCGTTTGTTAAATCGTTAAAGTCGCCACTAGTAGCAACTGTTGCTAAATCTGCAGAGTTTGCTTTTGTGGCTAAATTGTTTGTTACTGTTGTTGCAAAGTTAGGATCATCGCCTAATGCCGCCGCTAATTCGTTTAATGTATCTAATGTACTTGGTGCACTGTCAGTGATTGCCGCAACGATTGTTGACTGTGTTGCATAACCTTGTGCTGTTAAATAAGTTTGTACATCAGAATTACCATATGCACTTGCTACGGTGCCTGGTTTCCATGTGCTGTTAATGTTATCCCAAATAAGTGCTTGGCCATCACTCGGTGCTGTAGAACTCACATCACCTAAGTCTGAAATTGTATTACTAGAAAGATCAGCAATGCCTCCTGAGCCGTTACTTGCAAAACTGCTAAGGTCAACACTATTGCCGCCCGATATACTTAATGTATTACCTGCAAGTGTAAGTGTTTGGGCATCAACATCTAATACACTTAGATCTATTGTGTTTCCGTTTGAAATACTTAATTGATTTGTTCCTGCATTCCAACTTAACGTTTGGTATATGCCTGATCCTGCACCACTGTCATTTTCAACACTAACATTTGTAATACGACCTAATGCATCTACTGTGATTACAGGATAAACAAGAGCATTACCGTATGTTCCTGGTTGAACTCCAGTTTGTTCCATATTGATTGTTACAGCACCACTTTCAGCGTCTCCGCTTAAACCTGCGCCAGCATATACTGCTGTGATGTCTCCACTGTTATTAGTGTAACCGTAACTTAAAATCTTATCTTCTATTGCTTTTGCAGTCATTAAGACTGTGTCGCTATTCGTAAATGCTTCTGAACTTGTTTGCAATGATGCTGGTGCTAATTCGCTAGTTGTTATTCCGCTTACATTTAATGTAACATCGCCACTTGCTCCACCACCTGTTAAGCCAGTACCAGCAGTAATACTTGTAATATCACCTTGGGGTATAGCGACTTCGCTTACTGATGTTATTCTGCCTTTTGCATCTACTGTAATTCTAGCACTGTTTGTTCCACTGCCATATGTGCCGGCAGTTACACCTGTATCAGGCAGAGTAGTATCTATGCTACCTGCACTCCAAACACTGCTAGCACCATCCCATCTTAAAAATTGTCCGTCTGTTGGACTTGCATTTATATCTGATAAACTGTTTAACGTTAATGCACTACCAACAGTTCCGGAATCAATACCAAATGTAATAGTATCAGCATTGGCTGTTGTAGTAATCGTTGTACCGGAACCAGCAACAAAAGTTAAGGTGTCATTTATCTTTTCTGCTGATACAGTGGTTTGTCCTGCTATTTGAATATTTTGAAAATTTAATGCACCGCTTGCATTAACATTAGCATTGCCTAATCCTGTACCTTCAACCATTTCAACGTTTTGTATACGTCCGTAGGTATCAACTGTAATCTGAGGAATATGTGTAGCATTACCATATACTGCGGCTGTAACACCTGTTGCAACTAAATCGATTGTGGCATTTGAATTATTACCTGTACCACCTGTAACACGAATTTGTCCTGCCGTGCCTACAACATTACCTACAAAATCATCCGTGATAGTTGTTGCGGCTTCTGCAACTATTTGAGTTGGCGTTACGCCTGTTATTTGACCTTTACTGTTTACTGATATTACTGGAACATAACTAGCATTACCATGTGTGCCACTAACATTTGCAATGTCAGTTAGATAAACACCTGTGCTGTCTGCTGTTAAGCCTGCACCTGCTGTTACATTAAGTGTTAATCCTGTTTTATTAAGACCATTACCTGCACTGTATACATCTAACGTACCTGGACGCCATTTGTTATCAGCACTAAAAATTAGTGTATCGCCTGCAGATGGACTGTATGCTCCGTCTGCCTGCACATCCTCTAAGTACCCTAATTGTATATCCCAAAATTGGACACCATTGCCAGCAGAGTTTACTCTTAGAAACTTATTAGCACTAAGACTATAACTACTCGGGGTATCATTTAATTCGATTATGGTATTTGCCATTAATAATCCTATCAGTTTTAAACAGTGTTACAACACTATTTATCACTTTATGCTGATAGAATTACTCTGCTGATGCTACCATATGAAGAATCGTAGGATTCGCCGTCACCCACATGCTCTCTATCCATGTAGACTCTGACCCACGCAAAATTACCTTGAAATGTGTATGCTTCAGAACCGTCTGCAGGGTTATCGGCATTAAACTGAACGTAGCCTAAATCGTTAAACCTCTTACCTGCTGTTGTGCTGGGCACTACATCAAACCAATCTGATGAACCCGGCTCTGTCATTAACGAACACTGTATTCTTAATCTACCAACAAACTGATTATAAGACACTTGAAGTGTGTGCAAGCCGTCTGTATAACCGTAGTAAGAATCGCCTTTCACCTCGGTACTGTACTGGTTCATTTCAGTGCCAGTGCCCGAAAGTAATACTGCATATTTACGATTAAGTGGCATATTTTTCCTCTAAGTAATAATACTATTTATCACTTAAACAGATTCTAATCTTTTCATCAGTCTTTCAGCACGTTTTGTAACTTGACGATACCACTTAGAATCTCTACCTTCCACTGCGGCACGTTTCCAATCTTGTTCTTCTAATGCTTTTCGAAAGTTTTTAAATCCGCCTAATCTTGTACGACCCATATTGAACATCATGTTTACAAGTACTTCTTGTACTTCTCCGGGCCATTCATTAAACTGATCTCCGTATAGAGCAACACACTCACTAATTGCGGTGTCAAGGTCACGTTCAAAGACTTCTGCCACTCTTTGCTCAGATACGGGAGTTCCAACCGGTTGACCATGTTCTGGATCCCCTTCAATGACCAAATGTCCGACTCCGAATGTTGGCAAGCCAAGGTGGTCGAGGTAAACTTCATTTACTACACCTTCGTCGATCTTTAATTGTTCAAATACTGCTTCTCTATCCAATTTATCTTTTTTAAAAAACATTTTATCTCTCTAAGTTTTTATATACTATTACTTTATATTTGTCACGCACAAATTGTTTATAATTTAAAAGTAACATAGTTAATACATGCTCATAATCATACTCTTTTAAATAGAGATAATTGTGATACATGCGTTTTTGCTTACGTGGCTTCTCATGCCACTTATAGTCCGATGTTTGTGCTGATATTAATTTATCTATATCACAAAACACATTACCACTACTTGTATTTATATCATGAATAGAATAAAACTTACTAAAGTCAATTTTATAATGATATTTGTTATAATATAGTTTGTCTCTCAACTCTTCTTGATACAATAAATCTTGTGTTTCTCCTAGGAGCACAGAAATATGGTTGTCGCTTACAGGACCTCTAACTTGTACGACATGATCATGCCAAGCAGTTACAAATTCTTTTAACGAATCAAAGTCTTGAAAGTAAAATGATCTACCTTTATTACTCCAGTAGTGTCTCCATTTTGTAACGATATTGTTACATATCCACATGCTTATTTCATCGTGCAATTCAATGTCATGATAAATGTAGGCGCCATCAACTGTTGCTTTATAAAGATATTCATCAAAGTAAATTCTATTACTAGGTTTGATAGGTACGTTTAAGTCCCTACCGTCTAGAAGAACAATACTATTCCTGTTCAGCAACTGCAAGTTCAAACAGATACTCCTCATTAAAATCTATAACAATCTTAGTATTCTGTAGATCATCGAATAATATTTTTCTACTTAGAGGCTTTTTAATGCTTTCTTCAAACACTCTTTTTAGTGGCCTTGCACCCATGCTAGGTTGATAGCCATCTTCTGCAAGTTGCTGTCGAGCTTTATCAGTAAGTTCGATTACATTGTACGATTCGTTTTCAGTTAACAGTTTGTTAGTTTCCTGAACTAACCTATCCACAATCAACAACATAAGTTCTTGTGATAATTTGTTAAATTTAACCACAGCATCAAGCCTGTTTCTAAATTCTGGTGTAAAGAACCTTTCAATTGCTTTTTCTACTTCTTTAGTTTTTGCTTGATCTCCAAACCCGATCTTAAGAGTTTCACTGTCAGCGGCACCCAAGTTAGAAGTCATCAGCAACACAACATTACTAAAGTCTACAACTTTTCCTGTTGCACCAGTTAATTTACCATCGTCCATAATTTGCAACAATACGTTTAATACTTCTGGTGCGGCTTTTTCTACCTCGTCTAGCAATAAGATACAGTTAGGATTTTCTTCTACTTCAGCAAGTAATTGTCCTTGGCCCATCTTGCCTTCTGCATGGCCAACATAGCCTGGAGGAGCACCAATCAATTTGCTCACACTGTGTCTTTCCATATACTCCGACATGTCGAACTTGATCAGTTTACTTTCCATGTTGCTGGCTAATGCTCTAGCAGTTTCAGTTTTACCTGTACCTGTTGGGCCTACGAAAAGAAATGTACCGATAGGTTTATTCTTTTCTCGTAGTCCTGCTTTAGCAACTAGTATGCTTTCTACAATACGATCTACTGCTTCATCTTGGCCGTATACCTGCTTTTTAATTCTTGCATCTAAATTTTGATATCCATCTTTCTTTTCAACGTCTACTAAATTAGCATTTACTTTAGAAATTTTACTTACAATCTGAATAACATCAGATAGTTGTACATCTTTGTTGCCTGCTAATTTTACTTTAGCACCAACAGCATCCACAACATCTAATGCTTTATCAGGAAAGTATTTGTTTTTAATATATCTATCAGTGAGATCTACAATCTTATCTAAGATCTCATCAGTGTATGACACAACATGAAACTTTTCGTAATACTCTTTTAAACCTCTACAAATTTCTTTTGTGTCCTCTACGCTGGTTTGCTGGATATCTAACCTAGCAAATCTACGCATCAATGCTCTGTCTTTTTCGAAACTGTTAGCAAACTCATCCGGTGTGGTTGCGCCGATTGTGAGCAGTTTACCTTTACCCAGTACTGGTTTGATCATGTTAGCAACATCAACTGCGCCACCACCTGTACTTCCAGCACCCATAATCATATGAATTTCATCGATGAACAAAATAGTATTTGGATTATCGCTAAGTACCTCGAGTACCATTTTGAGACGCTCTTCAAAGTCACCTCTATATCGTGTACCTGCTAATAAATCTCCAACACTTAAACTGTAAACAACTTTGTTACGCAACATAGGTGGTACTTGCTCGTCAACAATTCTTTTAGCAAGGCCTTCAGCAATAGCAGTTTTACCTACGCCTGGTTCCCCTACAATAACCACATTATTCTTTTTGCGTCTTGCAAGGATATGCACAAGGTCATCTACTTCTTGCTCTCTACCAATCAGTGGATCAATCTTATGTTTTAATGCTTCTTCATTTAGATTAGTAGTGTACTCCTCAATTAGTTCTGCACTTTTTGCAGTCCTAAACTTTTGGTCAATATGATCAACGATCATGTTTCTGTCTAAGCCATTCATTTCACAGTAATATTTGGCATAGCTCTCATCTTCTGAAAGAATGCTTACAAACAAATCAAGCGGCTGTATTTCATCTCTACCACTAAAAATAACTTGTGCGAGAGCACGTTGTATAATACGGTCAACAGATTGTGTTTTCTTAGGGGCACCTTTTAATCCGTTAGCAGAAAATAGGCCGTTAAAATCATTGTTTTCTAAAAAGTCGTTGAGATCTTTTTCAATCCTGTCGCCGTCTATTTGCAAATCAGCCAACACTTTTTTAATCTTATTAGACTCTAGCAAACAAACAGTAAGATGTTCCACAGTCATATATTCATGCTGTAATGTTTCTGCTTTTAGTACAGCATTTTGAATAATTGTATCTATGTGTTTACTTTCCATTATTACCTCGTTTCTCTCTAATTGTATTTAAAACTTTAATTATTTCTTCATCATGTATAGTGGGCACTTCGATATGTGCAATAGCAATTAAGTCTCCCGCCATCGATGTATTTGGATTAGGGAACCCTAAGCCTCTCATTTTTATTTTTTGATTTTGTTGGCACCCTGCAGGAACTTTTACTCTATACTGCTTACCATTAATGTGTTCTATTGTTACTTCAGTTCCCGTTACAGCATCTAGTGCATCTACACCTATGCGTACATATAAATTGTTTCCTTCTTTATTCCACTCAGGAGGGAAATCTAATCTAACTTGAATCATTAGATCGCCTGGGGGTAGTTGTTGAAAACGTTGATATCCCTTACCGGGTATTCTATAAGTATCGCCATCTCCTGTGCCTGCAGGAACTTTAAAATTTACTGCGCCACTAGGAGTGTTTATAATATATTCGTTACCAAAATATGCATCTCGAAGAGATATAGTTATGCTGACACGTTGATCTGGATTTCTTACAGGGTGTTGGCGTTGTCCAAATATATCTCCAAATATATCAGCAAAGGGACTACCCTGACCAGAAAATGGATCACCACCTTGTCTAAAATTAAATTCAAAGCCTTCGCCAAATGGACTTGGATTATCATACTGAGCACGTTTTTGTGGATCACTTAAGGTTTCGTATGCTTCTTGAACTTTTTTAAACTGTGCTTCGTCGCCTCCCTTGTCAGGGTGATGCTTGCCTGCTAATTTTCTATAGGCTTTTTTAATTTCAGAGGCGTCAGCATCCCGGCTTACGCCCAAAGTTTCATAGTGATCCATAGTGTAATTATAGCAGGAATCTGCTGTTTGTCAATAAGTTTATGAAAGGTCTTGGATCAGTTTTATAAGATCGCTAACAGTCTCTATACTGTCTATTTCAGTATCATCAATTTCAATTTCAAATTCTGTCTCAATTTCCATTACGATTTCAACAACGTTTAAACTGTCTGCACCTAAATCTTCAACAATTTTGTGGCTGTCTAAAATTTCAAATCCATGCCGAAGACCTAATGCATGTCTTAGAACTCCGTGTAATGTATCTTTAATCATTTGTATTTGATAAGCCTGGTATTAATTTTTGTAAACTAAATCCGGAATCCTGCGTTACAGGTTCTTGATATTGAGATTCGTTATTAGCCTCTTCTTCTGCACGTTGATTATTTTGCCTTTCTGCGTTTTCTTCTAACCAACCGTCTATACCTTTTGGTGCTGTTGCTTCTCTATAGTAGTAAATTATATCTTTCTGCTGATTGATATATCTTTTTATTTCTTGCAGATTTGCGGCCAATTTTTCATAGCCTACTGGAGTAACTGCGAATACAACAAACTCGCCATCTAACATAGTTTCTATTTCCGCTATTTTTTGTTGTAAGTTACCGCATGACTCGATGCCGTTGCCATTCTCGTCAAGTAATTGTGGACGTTCTACTCTGTTCCCTGCTTCGTCTCTTTGGACTCTTCTTTTTGTTTCGCCTGTTGCTTCGTCAACATATTCTTCATAAGCAAATCTATCTGTGGTGTAGTACCACTTGCCGCCGCTACCCCTAATTGTTTCTTTACCTGTTGCTGGTTTACAAGGTGTGTTAGTTATAACCTTCCAGTCGACATCTGACAGAGCAATTTCTCTTGGTAAGGGTGGCTGATAAATTTCTACTTCAACAGTTTCTGTGATAACCTTTACAGGAGGTAGAGGTTGATAAGGTTGTTGCATAGTAGAGCAAGCACCTAATGTTAAGGCCAAGCCAACTAATGCTAAATTTTTAATCGTCTTGTGGCTCATTGTTTAGTTCCTCTATCTCTCTGCTGTCTGCTTCAACACTATCGAAAACTGCTCGAGTAGCATCGTTTGCTTGTCTTTCTATTGTATCTGGTCTCAGTCTTGCAAGTCTAGTAAAGTTATGGTTAGCAAAAATACTCATATATTCTTTTGCTTGATCTTCCCATTCGCTTGCCGCTGTTGTAAGTTGAGTTATTTGTTCTACTTGTTGTTTTGCTCTGGCTTCCATATTTCTAATGGTTGCTTCGTTTTGCTCTGCCGCACTTTGTAGAGCAACGTTTTGTTGATTTAAGGTATCAATTTGTCTTTGCTGGACTTCAATTTGTGTTTCTAAACGGTTAACAATCCATATATGACTGCCGTACGCCAAACCGCCTAAAAGTAAAATAAGTGGTAATGCTCTTAATATTCCTAACATTGTTTAGTTACCAGTATGTTTTCTGTAACAGCAGGATTAAAAATTACAATATAATTATCAATTGGAACTGCTTTCATTTCGCCTAACATACTGTTAAATACTCTGAGTGTGCTGTCCAATGGTTTGATTGCACTTTCGTTGATGCCTAATTCTGCCATTATATCTTTTGCAGGACCAAAGTTAACCACTTCTAGGGTAGCAATGTTCTTTGCTCCTCGCATATGAATTTTGTTATCTGTAATACCTGCCTCTAAAAGGTCACTGCCTTTTAAAAATTCTAAAATAGTATTGCTATTTTCTTCTGCCTGTTCTTGCAGTGCTTTCTCTTCTGCTTCCGCTTGTTCATTTGCAAGTTGTGCTTTGAACTCGCTTGCAGTTAAATATGTATCCGGGTCACTTTGCATATACTTGATAAGTTGTGGATTATTTAATTCAATCAATTCTTCCACGTAAGGAAATTTGAATTCCCATTTTAACTTGCCTGTGACATTCTCAACTTCTTTTAAAATTGCTTGTATGTTTTGTAGCAAGTTCTCATCTCTATCCATCTCGACAAATACCATATAGTATCCGTCTGTGTTCGGGTTAGGGGATAACTCTATGTCTCTGTTTTCAACAACAGAACCATTTATAAAATTATATAAATCTGTACCTGGGTAATCTTGTACAACGCTGAATCCCATAACAGCAACATCTTTTTCGTCGCCTGTCTTAGGAGTAAACTCGTCGATGCTAACAGTTTTTAGAACTGTGTCTTTTAAATCGCCTTCTCTAAGTGCCATTACAGTGCCGCTCCTGTTGCAGGATCTATGTTTGGTGTTGGAACTGCTACTTCTGTAGCATCATTTACCTGCATGTCTGCAGAACTGTTAATGTCATCCATATCAACATATGACTCTTCATCAACTTCTACATTATTCATATCAAATTCGTCAACATATCTGCGTGGCATTTTAACTTTAACCAACCAAACAGGTTCTGAATCTGTTTTGGCTTTGTATCTTTGTGTACCATCAGGTCTTGCTTCTACAACTACATCATCAAACGACTTGATCTGTCTAGGTGTTATTAATGTATCTTTTTTGTAATCAACTAAAATGTCTCTACCCATTAATCTTTTAGCACCACTAGGATCAGGCATTTTTTTGTAAGGATACATCAAAACTACTTCTAAAAAGTGTCTGCTGAGTTTAGGCCCGTATAGGACTTCACCTTGTTCCCAATTTTTAAATGCATAAAGATCTACTTTGTCTAAAACTTTTTCAAACTCTAATAGCATATCTAATAGAGAATTAGTTTCAGATACTTTCTTAATGCTGTCGTTTAACATTTTTACTGATATAGTCATACTATCTCCTTCATAACTATTTATCAAAGTATAATCAACTGTGTTTATTGATATGATACCTGTGTTAAATATTATTGTAATGAATAAAATTATTACAAAAGACATCACAAAAAATGAACCAAACCGTAGAGGCGGAGCCTTTTACGGTTTTTTTATGGCTCACAGGAGGCACCAATGTCCAGAAAAGCTCGTAAAGAAAAATGCAACAAATACAGAAAACAACAATTCCAACAGGAGGGTAATTTGAGAGTAATACAAGGCGGAGCACTAGCCCGCAAGCGACAGACACAAATAAACATAGTACCAAGAAACTTTAATCAAGACGATCTATTAGGTTACTTAGAAGATCGCAACATCAATATAGTTTTTGCTATTGGCCCTGCAGGCACAGGCAAAACACTTATTTCAACATTAGCAGGTATTAAAAAACTAAAAGGAGGTGATGTTAACAAGTTAGTAGTTACTCGTCCTGCTGTAAGTGTTGACGAACAACACGGCTTCTTGCCAGGAACATTACAAGAAAAAATGGCTCCGTGGACAAGACCAATCTTTGATGTGTTCGAAGAATATTATTCCCCAGATCAGATAGAGTATATGCTTAATGACAATAAAGTCGAAGTAGCACCTCTAGCATACATGCGTGGTAGAACATTCAAAGATGCGTGGATTATTGCAGACGAAATGCAGAATGCCACAGATAATCAAATGAAAATGTTATTAACAAGAATAGGCCATGGTTCTAAACTTGTTGTTACAGGCGACTTAGATCAGCACGATAGGGGTTACGAAGAAAATGGTCTCAAGATGTTTATTGAACGTTTAGCAAAAGTAAATTCAGAAAGAATTAAACTTGTAGAATTTACTAAAGGAGACGTTGAAAGACATCCTATTGTAACCGAAGTGTTAGATATATACAACTCTAAAGCGAGTTAATATATTTTTGTTTGCGAACAATATAATTACCAATATGTTGATCGCCTAACGCCAACCAGATAGCAGAGTACATTTCATTTGGTCTTTCGCTGAGCATTTGAGTGTACCCTGCTTTTTGTGTGATATCAAACATATCTACTAATCCTAATGCATCTCTACTGATTGCTTCCCATGGATCTATAGTAGTTATTTTATTCTTTAAATTATTACTAGCAAGCCGTTTAGCAAGTTGGGAGGCCTCACGTTTGGTCATCAAGTCATGTTTCCAATTTAAATTGGTAGGGTCTCCACCTAACACTGTAATGCCAAATTTATTTGGATCTCTACTAAAGTCACTATAATTATCTTCATTACCAGGTATGTTATATAAGCCTAAGTCAACTGGTATAATTGCATCAAGTGCTCGACGCCTTTGTATTTCCTGCATTACATCAATTATGTGTTCCTTTGGTTCTTTAGGTAACCCAACAATATAACCTGAACACATGTGCCAATGAGGGTATGTTGTTGAAAGAAACTCTAAGTAATCTAATGCTTCTGCTCTTGGTGCTGTCTTACGAATTACTTTACTTGCTTCGGGGTGTAAAGTTTCTATGCCGAAATAGTGACCGACAAACCCTGCTCTATTTAATTTATCTGCTTGATGTTTTTTACGCATCATTATATCAAAACGATTGTAGCCTACAATCTTGGGTTTATAATCTAATTTATCTACAGCATTTAATAATGTATCTATCTTGCTATCGTCCTCGTTAAAAGTATCATCTACTGTGCTGAATCGTGTAATATTATATTTTGAATTTGCTGTTTTGAAAAAATTATACAAGCATTTAGAGTTAGTATCATTTGTTTCTTTTGCATTACGAAACTCAAATGTACAGAATGTACAGTTAAACTTGCAACCTAAGCGAACTTCAAATTGCAATACATCTTTGTTAGTCAAGCAATAGTCATCATGTAATATGGGCACAATAGGATCTTCTACTACAACATTAGATGCGTTGTAGTATCTAGTAATACCGTTAACCTTAGATTTATGTTCTATAGGATCGTTTCCTGTGAGCCATTGTTCGAACAAATGTAGGCTCCTACCTTGGAAAACTGCGTCAGGTATGTGCCCATTTAGATCGTAATCTACTAGATTTATTGGGCCACCCACAAGCAAAGTTACATCAAATTTCTGTTTTAAAAGTGTAATAAGAGTAGTAATATTGCTGTTGCTATCTAATACATTTGTGTTAAAAAGGGTGCTACAAGCAACTGTAATGCGTTTTAAGCGGTTCTTTTCGCACCATAGTGCCAAAGTATCACATAATACATCAGTTTTCCAAAAAGATGCATAATTTATCACAGTGCTAGGAATATTGTGCTTAACACATACATCATGCAAGCCAAAAGGTGCTAACGGTCTAATAATATGACTGCGGAGTGTTTGTTGTCTATTATCTGTATTGGTACAGTCTAGAATTATTACGCCATGCATTAGTAAATCTTTCGTAAGTCATAGCCTACTGGATTTACCACTTTGATTTCATGTCGAACGCCCAGTAAGTCTACGAATATTATATGTAAATTAGTTAGTTTGATAACTTTTTTGGCACGATAAGTTTTTGGTGAACTTGAATCTATTCGTGTACCGTCTGGAAGAAATTTTGTTTCGCCTGGGAAGAAAATAGTGAGCTCCCACTCTTCGCGCCATAATGTACGCCACCAGTGTTTGATTTTAGACCAAATAGAAACTTTAACAAGTTTTTCTTCTTGTTTCTGTATTACTTCTGGTTCTTTCTTCTCAGCCATAATAGTATTTATCTGCTTAACATCCAGTTACTTTTTTGCTTTATATAATTAGCAACAACATTGTACCTACCTCGATTAAAAAGATTTATCATACCATTATAATGGTTCCATGGTAGATTTGGTAGCATTGCTTGCATGCCAAAAACTTCGTGTGCAGTAAAATATGATTCTAGATTATGCATTAAAAACTGATCAACTTTCAAAGCAAGGGCATCAGCATCTGCTGTATTGATCCAATCGTTTTTCCAAGTCTGTGAACTGTATCCTAACTCCAGCCATTCTTTATCAGTTCCAATAATTTCATAGCCGAACTTATCAGGATCTTTGTCTATATCGCTCATCACATCAGGGTTTTCTAAATTTTCATAAAGTCTTAAACTATTACAGCCTGCACTGGTTAACACTTGGGCATCTACAATCTTATTACAATTATCCCAGATATCTTTTTCAGAGTCTCCAGTTAGTCCTATTAACAGATTACCGTAAGTAAATGCTTCAGGATAATCACGTTTTAGTTGCTTCAATCCAGTAAACATTCTTTCAGGCTTGCCGCCTTTTCTTATGGTTTTTGTTATATTTGGATTGAGACTTTCTATGCCAAAAAACATGCTATTAATTCTGGATCTTTGTAGCATCTCGATTTGATGTGGTTTTGCCGATAAAACATCTGCTCGTACAAAAGCCATAAAGTTAGGTTCAAAATCTAGTTGCTCTACAATGTTTCCTAACAAGATTAATTTATCGTCTATTTCATTTATAGTATCATCTGCTAAAACGAAATTTTTAATACCATAATTATCATGTGCATCTTTAAGTGTGTTATACACTTGCTCGGGATCGATCAGCACAGGATTTTTATTATTTCTAAAATCATACCCACAGAAACTACAATTAAATTTGCAACCTAATGCTAATTCAATTGTGTGGGTTTCTTTATTGCTCCAAAAGTCAGTACTCTGGATCATAGGGCTGACAGGTTTCTCTAATATTTGTCCGTGCGGATTTTTATATGTTAGTGGATTTCTACTAAACACATATTTTTCTAAATCATTGCCTTGCAACCATTCAGAAAATATATTTCCGCTTCTGCCAATAAAAGCAAAGTCTACCCAATCTTCTTCACCTACAGGCACTCGGTACCCGCCCAGAATAACTTTTAAATTTGGTATTTCCCTTTTTAAAAGGTATGTTAGATTTTTAAATTCTTGCGTACTACTGCCATCGATACTACCGCTGAGACCTATCCACGGATCAGGATCATCGCCAAACCAATTAACAATGCACTTTCGTAAGTTATCTATCCCCCACTCTCTCCAGTAATCTATGTTAGTTGATTCAACTCCATAACTGTTTGCAATTTCAACAATATGTAATGCGCCAGAACTTCTACTGTTATTTTGTAAATTTCCAGCACGAGTAGGTTTTGTTCCTAGATCTGATAATAGTATAAATTTCATTACATACTATTTAACTGAAGTTCAACCATAGTTGCACTAAGGTTGATTTCAGGGTCAGCACACAGACTGCTTTTTGCCATGCCGTTTCTGATAATAACTATTGCTTGATCTTGCTGTTGTTCTGTTTTGCCCCACAATTCTAAATTACGATACATAAACTTATAGATGTCATCATACTCTTCGGGGCTTGCTTGACTGCAAATCAGTGTTCTTGCTTCTTTGTATTGTCCTGCTTTGAACATTTCAATGGCGCTTAACATCCAGTCACTGCTTGCCTGATCGCCTTTTTGTGGCTTTTGTAGTACGCCATCTACTACGTTTTGCTGTACTAGGTTAATACTTTTACGCAAGTCTGGGTATGTGGCTTGAACATAAGTATCCAATGTTTCTAAGTCTACTTCAACTCCCTCGCTGATTGCAATGGTCGCAATTCTAGCAGTAAACTCTGTTACGTCTAATTTTTCAAAGTGAAAACCTTGGCACCTGCTGTGCAGTGCAGGAATAATGCGTTGTGGGTAGTTACAAGTTAAAATGAATCTACAACTTGTATGATATGTTTCCATTACTCCACGTAATGCCGCCTGACCGTTAGGCGTGATATAGTCTGCCTCATCTAGTAACACATACTTCATATCACCAAAAGGCATTGTGCTACTAAAGTTTGTTATTTTATTTCTGATAGTGTCTACATTGTTTTCATTAGATGCATTTATTTCTAGCACATCCATGCTGTCTATATCTAATTCTGATAACAATACTCTTGCAAGAGTGGTTTTACCTGTTCCAGGTGCACCACTAAACAACAAGTGTGGCAAAGCACCGTCTGCTACCCAACCAGAAACCTGTTGTTTTTGTTTCTCATCTCTAAACACATAACTTGATATGTCTTTGGGCCTATACTTCTCTGTCCACAGTTCTTTCATCGATTTCCTCGTTGTTCTAAATGGTAATATATTATACTAAAAAATGCACTATTAGTCAACCTATTATAGTTCAAAAACTACTCCTTTGTTTTGCTCGTGCTTGTTTCTCAGTTCTAGTAATAGTTCTCGATTATGTTGTAAAATTTCCATAGTTTCATTCGAGTTTGTAGCATCATGGATTTCTTCATAAGTCAAGTTTTTTAGTTGATTAACAATGGCTAACATTCGTTTGCTGTCTTCTAGTTCGTCATACGATTCATCAAAGATATGCGGGAATGTTTTGAAGCCTGCTTGCTTGAGATATTTTAGGCTATTTCTGTTACCAACAACAAATGGACGCATGTTAACAATACTTCTTCCTAACTTTTCGCACACATCAACTGTTTCCCACCAGTCAAAGTCAGGATAATAACAGATGTCGTGTGTATAAAATGTTCCTATCACTACGTCAAAGTATGTCTGTTCAAAAGCAGTCCAAAATTCTTTTCCTCTAGGATGAACCCAAGATACTTCAGCAACTGTTTGTTTATTGTCTAAAGATTTAGGAATAAACTTTTCCAACTCAAGATGTAATCTGTCATTGGGAAATCCCTCCATGTTAACTTTATCAGATACATATGACCATACAGCATCGACTAGTAAATCTTCCATGTACAGATAATTAAGAAAATTAATTCTGTGCGGCCTCTCAGCGGCTATTAAGCATGTAAAAAGTTTTGGACGGATAGTATCTCTATTGTTAATATAAAAACTGTATGAGGAGGGATTGATCTCTGCATTTAGTAATGGTGCTAATCTGCACCCAACAGTCTTGAATGGTATGTATCTTCCTGGTACTCTATTCCTTTCGCCCCAAGTTATATATAAACTGTGAGAATTCAAGTTATTCCAATAGATTGTAACTTTGTTATTGTCTACTCTTGCTTGATGGCATAGCTCATGCATTTCTTTAAAAAAACTGTGTACAGGATGTCCTCTTTCAGGGTGGTACGGTTGTCTAAAAATACCTCCTTCTGACTCGTAGTGAATAACAATGTCATTGTCATTTTGCTGTGTGTTTTTTAAAAATTCGAGAATATCCTCCCGTGGAGTACGCACTGATAGTTCTATGATGTTTTCTTGCATTGTTCCTCTGCCTTTTTTCTTTTTTCAAAATGTTCAAAACTACATTTTGCTCCGCAAAATACCACAGTTCGATCTGCGGTCCAATATTTTAATTGGCTAACTAACACCAAATCTCCGCACGTTCCGCAAGGTAACATTTCCATAATTATAAAAATGCCTCAAAAAGTTCTTTTGATAATTTATAATGAAATTCTAGTGACAGTATTAAATCTTGATTGTTTTTTATTTTTTTACACACGTCTTTGCTGATCGGTAGCTCTTCATTGCAAAACTTTTCCATTGCATCAATCATAGCATTAATTCTATCAGTAAGGTCCTCCTCGTTGCCATAGTCCCCTGGAAGCCACATACCTAATTCTCTCCACCTATCAACTAATCCAGGTCTACCTAATATAAAAGGAACAATACCATATGTAAACGGCTTTATGCTTTTTTCAGATACATCTAAAACAACAACCGGTTCGCTAGGATCATCAGCAAAATTTAAAAGCCTTGTAGATTCTTCTTGATCAAAGTAAGTAGGATAAGTTTCCAATGCAACATAACAAATTGTATTGCAGGCTAAACTATAAGGCAATCTTTGATCAACATGATTTGCCCCCCGTTCGCCGGACCAAATGTGATATGGTCTTGACATAGTTTTTCTGTGCGACCCAAAACGTTCTTTATATTCGTCGTCATAATCCCATGGGGAGTCAGGGTTGCCGTCCGGGTATATCATACTCCATTCTGTATCAGTTAATAGTCCTCTTTTGTCTAATTCTACAATAAACATTCTTCTAGACTTTCTACCGACTCTATTTGGTATAAGATACTTGAACATGATGTTGTTATGTTCATTTTTATCGTTTACTGCTAGATCTTTGCCTGGCCGGGTGGCCAAAGGAAAATCTTTTAGAAAGCCTATTTTTTTTGCGTCTCTTATTTTACCGGTTTCCGGAACAATTTTAGTTACATAATGGAAACAAGGTACTATCTTTTTAAACTTAGGTCTAAGTTCAGAATCTAAGTTTTCAACGTCTGTTTTTGATGCAACATTCTTATTCAGTAAAGAAACATTACACAACACATATTTGGACTCATCGTAAAAAGGAAATTGTCTATGAAACGCATATCCCATTGAGCCTGGTAGATGACTTTCGTGCCCATAGTCTGCAAGTATATGAACATTAGGGTGCTGGTCATACATAGTGTGTATATGACCTATTACTGGCTTCATTTCATGCCTTGACAAATAAGGTTTTAACCAATGTAAAACATAAACCCAAATTTCATTGCTGTTGAAATCCGAAACAAAAGAATCTAATCCGTCAACCTCATGAATGATTATGTCTACCGGAGGCACCCAAGTATCATAATCTATAAA